ACTGTTAAGTTTGCATCTAGAACTAAAGTTTCTGTGTTGAAAAATCACATAAATGGATTAGGATATGAAGATGGAAAAATAATTGTAACTCCTCACGGGTTTTTATCGGGAAAAGATTCTGCGGAAGAAAAATCCTCAATAGAAAAATATAAAAAAGAATATTCTGAATATTGGAAAACAATTATTGGGACAGATGGTGATTTTACCCTTAAAGAAGAGCCATCAGAAGAATAAAAAAAAAATGTGTATATTCACACTTTTTTAATATATTAAGATATTTATTTACATATGGGAAGAATAAAAAAAACAGAAGATGAAAAAAAAACAAAAGTTTCAGTTGCATTAGACAGAGAACTTTTAGAATATTATAGAAATCTTCATATAAATTTATCTTCCATAGTGAATAAACTTCTAAATGATTATAGGGAAAATGTGCACAAAAATTTGTAGTAGATGTAAAGAAGAAAAAAAGGTTTGTGAATTTAGAAAAATATCTAAAAATGAAGAAAGATATAATACCTATTGTAGAGAATGTGAGAAAATATACAAACAGGAATATTTTCAAAAAAACAAAGAAAAACATCTAAAACGAAAACAACAACGGAGACTTGAAAACCCTGAAAAATATAGAGAAGAGACCAAAAAGTATTATGAGAAAACAAAAGACATCCAGTTTGTAAAGAAAAAAAAGTGGATAAGTGAGAATAGAGAAAAATACAATAGTTATTGGACCAACAGGAAAAAAGAAGACCAACTATTCAAGTTAATTACTGATGTGAGGTCAAGGATTTCAACATATTTAAAAAATTCAAATTACAAGAAAAAAAGTAAGACATTTGATATAGTTGGTTGTAGTCCTGAATTTTTGAAAGAACATTTAGAAAAACAATTTGTTGATGGTATGAGTTGGGAGAACAGAAATGAATGGCATATAGACCACATAATTCCATTATCTTCAGCAAAAACAGAAGATGATGCTTTGAGATTATGTCATTATACAAATCTCCAACCTTTATGGGCGGAAGATAATTTAAAGAAGAGTAACAAAATTTTATAACCTATAAAAAACAATAATGACCAAAACTCTTTTGGTTGACGGTGACAATCTTTTTAAGATTGGATTCCACGGTGTAAGAGACCTTTTTAGTAATGGAGACCACTTGGGTGGAATCTATTATGTAATCAATACAATTAGAAAATTCTTGGAAGACCACAATCACGACAAGGTTGTGGTCTTTTGGGATGCCGAATACAACTCATCAATTCGGAAAGGTATTTATCCCCAATATAAGGAGAACCGTCGTGAGACGATGAACGAATACAAGTATGAGTCGTATTTGACTCAAAAGTCTAGAATTAAACAATATTTGGAGGAGATGTTTGTTCGTCAGGCGGAGATGGTCAATAACGAGGCGGATGATTTGATTGCATATTATTGTAAGATTGCAACGGACGAGGAGATTATCATATTCTCGGCTGACAAAGATTTAACTCAACTTATTTGTGACAGGGTGACCATATATTCTCCGATTACAAAGGATTATTATAAGAATGGGGATAAGATTAAAATCAATAAAGTTGATATTCCCCATTATAATGTATTACTTTGCAAAATCTTGGTTGGGGATAAATCGGATAATATTGATGGAATTATGGGGTTGGGAGAAAAAACTTTGGTTAATTTATTCCCTGATATGCAGGATAAATCGTGCACAATAGAAGAAATAATGGATAATGCACGAGAAATCAGTCAAAAGAAAAAATCAAAAGTGTTGGAGAATCTTTTGACTGGTAAGACAAAAAGTGGTATTATTGGAGAAGAATTTTTTATCACAAACAAAAAAATTGTAGATTTGTCTAACCCACTCATTACAGACGATGGAATAGAACTGATTAAACAGATTCATGGAGACTCATTAGACCCAACAGACAGGGGTTACAAGAACCTGATGAGAATGATGATGGAAGATGGAATGTTTAACTTTCTGCCGAAGGATGATGATGCGTGGGTTAATTTTATGAAACCTTTTACAAAACTTATTAGAAAAGAAAAAAGAAAATTTAATTAAAATGAAAGAACAAGACAGCACGAAGATGGAGTTGCTCCTAACGTTGAATGACAACATTGTGGTTCAGAGATTTTTTGGTGTTAGAGGGTATAACCCCAAGGCAAAAAATTCGGTCGATTTGTATGAATTTGTCCGAAACTTCAAAGACCAAATGCAGTATTATCTCAAAATGAAAACTGTTAGTTACATGTTGGATAATGCCGATTCGATTATGTATGACCCCGCCATCATGGAAACATCTTTTACAGATGGACCTGAAATCTTCAACATTTATATCAAAGTTGGGGACGAAATTCTAACTCATAGGGCTTTTGACGGCAAAGCATTCCCTCCAAAAGTTAGATACACCGTCGATGTTAGACCATTCCTCAAAGAGGTGATGAGAGAATTAACAGAAATTTTTTCTTCCAAAAATTTATCTTACCAGTATTTGAACTTTGACCTGAGCAAGTAAGTATTTACTAATACAATCAACCCCAAATTTAATGAATAAAAATTTTGATTACTTAGGAAATACGTTCCAGATTCAACTATTGAACCAAGTTATAGTTGATAAGGACTTTGCCCAATCAATTATGGGGGTTATTGAGAGCTCTTATTTTGACAACAAATACTTCAAGATTATCATTCAGATGATTAAGGAGTATTATAAAAAATACCAATCCACACCGAACTTTGAGACGCTGGATCAGATTATAAAATCTGAAATATCTCAGGAGTTAATTTCAAAGATTGTGATTGATACTCTTGGACAGATAAAGAATGCTCCTGATGAGGGTTCCATGTTTGTTCAGGAGAAAGCCTTGAAATTCTGTAAGCAACAGGAGTTGCAAAAGGCTATGGATAAGGCAAACAAAATCATATCGGAGGGTGACTTTGAATCGTATGATAAGGTCGAGGGATTGGTTAGGACGGCGTTACAAGTTGGTGAGGTAGATAAGGGGACGACTGATATTTTTGCGGGTTTGGATACGGTTTTGGAGGAAGATTATCGTCATCCCGTTCCTATGGGTATTCCTGGTATTGATAGGTTGTTGAAGGGAGGACTTGCCAAAGGTGAGATTGGGGTTATTCTTGCTCCGACTGGGGTTGGAAAATCCACGATATTAACCAAGATTGCGAATACCGCTTTCAATATGGGTTATAATGTTTTGCAGATATTCTTTGAGGACAACCCAAAGATAATTCAAAGGAAACATTTTACAATATGGACTGGTATTGCTCCCGATGACCTTGCCAATCATAAGGATGAAGTTTTATCCAAAATCACGGAGATTAAGGAGACCATGAAAAACAAACTAATTCTTAAAAAATTGGCTTCAGATTCCGTAACTATGCAACAAATTAAAAATCAGGTTCGGAAGATGATTGCTGATGGAGATAAGATTGATATGGTATTGTTGGACTATATTGATTGTGTTTTGCCGGATATTGCTCAGGATGAGTGGAAGGCTGAAGGTTCGGTGATGAGGGCTTTTGAGGCTATGTGTCACGAACTTGATTTGGTGGGTTGGACGGCAACACAAGGAAATAGAAGTTCAATATCATCTGAAGTTGTAACAACAGACCAAATGGGAGGTTCAATTAAAAAGGCTCAGGTTGGTCACGTAATTATTACGGTGGCAAAGACATTGCAACAAAAGGAAATGAACTTGGCGACAATTGCGATTACTAAATCCCGATTGGGAAAAGATGGTGTCGTGTTTGAGAATTGCAAATTCAATAATGAATTTTTGGAAATTGATACAGAAAGTTCCGTTACGTTCTTGGGTTTTGAAGAACAACAAGAGGAACGAAAACGAGATAGAGTTAAAGAATTATTAGAAAAAAGAAAACAAAGACAAGAAAATCAAATTTAATTATTATGACACAAGAAAAAATTTTACAGGACAATCCTGGCCGTTTTGTTATTTTCCCGATTCAGTATGACGATATTTGGGAATTTTATAAGACACATCAAGCCGCGTTTTGGACCGCAGAAGAAGTCGATTTGTCTGGTGACATTCGAGATTGGGAAAAATTATCAGATAATGAAAAGTATTTCATTAAGAATGTATTATCATTTTTTGCCGCTTCTGACGGTATTGTTAATGAAAACTTGGCTGAGAATTTCGTAAAAGAAGTTCAATATCCTGAAGCAAAGTTCTTTTATGGATTCCAACTTATGATGGAGAACATCCATTCGTTGATGTATTCCTTATTGATTGACACTTATGTGTCTGACCCGAAGGAAAAAGATGAATGTTTCCATGCGATTGATAGATTGCCGGCAGTTCAGAAGAAGGCAACTTGGGCGTTGAATTGGATTAAGAATAGCACGTTTCAGGAGAGACTGGTTGCATTTGCGGCGGTCGAAGGTATATTCTTCTCAGGTTCATTCTGTTCTATCTTCTGGTTGAAATCA